CGCCACCGTAGTAGGAGACATGCGTCGTCGCGTAGCCTTGCAGGCTGCGACCGATGCGCTCGATGACTACGGGCAGGCTATCCGCACTTGGGCCACCTATGCGACCGTCTGGGCCAGCGTTATATCGACTCCAGGCAGCGAGCCACAGAGCGCTCTGATGCAGTCATCAGTCACGACCTACACGGTCACGATGAGATACCGCACCGATGTGTTGCCGATCCATCGCATGATCTACGGAGACATCACGCTCAATATCGTCGGGATCAGCACCATTGACGGACTCAACGAGCATCTACGCATCACGGCTGTGCAGGTCGAGTCAGATGCACCAGCGACCACGACCAGCACGACGACAACGGCAGCACCTACGACGACCACCACCACCACGACTGGAGGTGCGTGATGGCATTTTCAATGGAAGAACAGTTTCAAATTGTAGGATTGAATGACCTGATGGATCGGCTCGCCAAATTCCCGATCGTAATACGTACCGCGTTCCGCCGAGCTGCTCGCAAAATTGGTGGACAGGTTGCAAAAATCGCTAGAGCGAAAGCACCAAGCCGTAAGGCGGTGATACGCGTAGGGGATCAGCTTGTGCGTATGTATGGCGCAAGTTTAGCCCTGAAAAAAAGCATCGCCGTAAAGGTAGTCACAACAAAAAAAGGCATAGTCACTGCGATAGTCGGTCCCAAAAAAGGCACTGTGGCCAAAGTTTTTATCGCATATTTCAAGCCGTCAAAATCAAAAGTAGCGCAGCGTAATGTCATGGTTGAAGCAAAACCAACAAAATACGCGCACTTAGTCGAAAAAGGATTTAACGCCAAAATTTGGGCCAGCAATAAGCGAATAAGGGTTAGTGCTAAACCTTTCTTGCGCCCTGCCCTAGATTCTGGCCTATCCACGGTATCATCGATAACAGTCGAATATCTGCAAATGTCTCTAGACAATTTGATCGCCAAGGGCAAAATCACACCAGATGCAGGTGATGTATGAGTGCCCTAGGCAAACTCCTGCGCACTTACCTCGTCGGGTGCGCAAGGCGTCCTAGTGTGGATCGCAGAGCAGATCGAGGCTACACCAGGACGCCATACAGTTTCAGGCGTGACCATCCATCACTGGCGCATCGAGGAAGCGCAGGATCAATCCGAGCTTGGGGGAGATGGGACCGACGAGCTAGCACGACTGACTACAATTGACGTAGTCGGCACATACCAGTAAAGGAGTCTCGACATGCCAAATGTACTAGGACCGGGAACGACCGCAGCCTACGCGACGCTGAGCAGCAGCACCGCAGGCACCACGGCAGCTCTTAACGGGCTGATCAGCATCGCGGCTAATGCACGATCTACGACGTTCGCTGACGTTACCGCGCTCAGCGACACAAAAATGCAGCGCGTGCCAGTACGCAACGACCCAGGCACCGTGCAATTCACGCTGTATCTCGACGATACCGCGACTGCCACTAACCTGCTGAGCCTGCTCGATACTCGTCGGCTCGCCAGAGTTCACACTCGCGTAACCGTCGATCTCGGTGGCGCAAATATCGATACAATCGCAGTGTACGATGGCTACATCAGCGAGATCGGGTATCCTGATATCGGCGCTACAGACGAGGCGCTGAGGTACACGGTAACACTGCAACTGAGCGACAAGAGTAACACCTAATGCCACTAGACAGAGCAGCAATTATTGGAATGGCAAAGCCCCGCATCGTCACGATCTTCGTGCCGGAGTGGGGCGGAGATGTATGCCTGCGAGAGATCACGGCAGGCCAGCGCGACCAATGGGACGCGTGGCAAATTGAAAATGAGGGCGCGGCACGATACGCCAACATCCGCGCCCGTCTGCTGGTGCTCACCATCTGCGACGAGCAGGGTGCGCGCCTATTTGGAGACAAAGACATCGACATCGTCAGCAGCATGCCTGCTCAGACGATCGATAGACTCTGGGACGCATCCTGCAAATTGGTAGGATTACGCCCTGAGGATGTGGAAAAAAACTAGCCAAGCGCCCGCTCAGGCGGGTGCTATTTCGGCTCGCTGGTCATCTCGGTATGACGGTCGGCGAGATCGAGGAGCGGATGAGTAGCACAGAGCTGGCTGAGTGGGTCGCACTCATACGGCTCGATCCATGGGGCTACTACCGCAGCGACCTACAGCATGCGTTGTCGGCATGGGCACCGATGGCAGCATGGTCCAAGGGTGCTAAGATTACGGACTTTCTGCCTCGAGATCTCTGCGCAGAGATGCAGGCAGAGAGCACAACACTCACGGCACTGGTCGAGACCGGGGCCAAGGTCATGACACGGGAGCAGGCATATGGCTAGTATCGCCAAACTCTCAGTACAGATGGCGTGGCAGGGCTCTGAGCTGACCAAGGGCGCTGCCGATGCCAGCAAAGACCTCAAGAATGTAGGCGACAAAGCCAAGAAAACCAAAGAAGAGCTCGAGGCGCTGAAGAAAGAAAAAGACAAGCTAGGCGAGAAAAAACTAAACTTAGCAGAGTCACTAGGCCTTAAATCTTTGAACGATGTCAAAGGCCTGTTTGACATGGCACGCGGCGTGTTCCAATTCTTTGTTGGCCTACCCATCCAAGGTGCCGTATCCATTTTAAAGATGGGTGGCGCTCTTGAGACAATGACGATACGAGCCCAATACGCAGCCAAATCAATCGAGGCAGGCAATAAAGTTATCAAGGATTTACGCGACATAAGCAGCAGCAGTGGCGTGCCATTGCAGGATCTGGCCAAGGCATTTGAACAATTCACGGCTGCTGGCATAAGCACGGCAGGCGCATCGACAATCCTAGCCAATGCGGGCAACGCCATCGAGCTGCTGGGTGGTGGAGCTTCTGGTGCTCAGGCAGTTGCTGCGGCAATCACCGAAATCCGTGGAGCGGCAATCGCAACAGATGGCCCACTCAAAACATTGCAGCGAGGCGGGCTGAGAGTATTTGAAGCGCTTGCCCAAGAGCTCGAGGCAGTCACCGGCAATGCCTACTCGGTCGAGGAGGCAATGGCTGCCGTGCAGCAAGGCTCGGTGAGCAGTGCTACGGCAGTACGCGCAGTATTCAGAGCGAGCAATTCACCAGAGGCTAAGGCAGCCGCTGAAGCATTTGGTGCGTCATTTGACGGGCAATTGCGACAATTGTCGTCAGGCTTCAATGATCTGCTTACAGAAATAGGCAAGCAGATGCTTGCCATACTTCAACCGGAAAAAGCATTCTCTGCGCTCAAGGGTGCGTTTGAAGGCATCAAAGAAGTTGTGCAGGAGATCGCCGCAGCGTTCCTGCCCGTGATCGATCCGGGCACCAAGGGCGAAGGATTGAAGGCCATATTTGAGTCCAGCAAGCAGATCGCCAAGGATGTTGCCAATAAGCTGGTAGATGCCATCGTCAACATCAAAACGATGTTTGACGAGGTAGTCGCTGGCATACGCAAATTGATGCAGGATTATAAAGATCTTACCCCAGGCAACGTGGCGGCATCGGTAGCAGCAGCTCCATTCAGAGCAGGACTGAATGCTATTTCAGGAGTTCGGGGCTTACCCAGTGATCTCGACCTTGGGCCAGATCCTGCTGAGGTAGCAAGACTGGCTCGAGAAAATGCCGCAATCCTAGCAGCAGCTCAAGCCGCATGGGGGCAAGCCGCAGTTGTTGAGGAGGCAAAAATCGAGGCTGCCAAGGTCGAGGCTGCCGTCAATAATGATGTGGTAGTAGCAGCTAAGGCCGTAGAAGATGCTAAGAAAAAAGAGGCTGAGGCCGCAAAAGTCGCAGCCTTAAATTTAGAGCTTGCCACCAAAGACAACGCCAAATTGACCGCGACTATACTAAATAACAATATGACCATCACCGAGAAATTCGCAGAGATGACCGGCAATCTCGAGTCAATGATGGCTCAGGCAGCCAAGGGCAGCAAAGAATCCGCCGACAAATTGCGAGCAGCACAAACTAGAGTAGTCGGCAAGCAATTGCAGGACATGGTCAAACAGTTTGCGACTCCCCAGGCAGGCACTGCGCAGGCGTTTGTCGCTGGCTCTGCCGGTGCTGCTGAGGCTCAGATCAGAGCGAGAGTTGAGGCGACAAATGCTCAGGCCGACCCACAGAAACAATTAGTCGCTGCTGCTGCTGAGGCTGCGCGGCAGGATGCGATCCAAGCTGAGCAAATGAAGCGTCTAGTGGCTGCGGCTGAGAAGGCAAACATCATTAAGCCCGGCACTCTGGTAATTCCAAAATAAAGGAGGCGACATGGCGTATACACTGTTTACCGAGGTCGCCGAAGGGCGCACAGCGAGCGTCGATCAGAAATTTAACCGCACGTATACCCGTGTATTCTTGGTGCGCACTGACGCCGCATCCTACGGGCCAGCGTATGCCGCATCGCATCCATCGCTGCCGGTCATATTTAGCGCGCACAATGAGGACTCTGACGCGTACTGTCTGAGCATCAGCCCGTCTCAGGATCAGGGCGACCCTACGCTCTGGCGCATATCGGTCAATTACGGATACAACATCGATGCACCATCGGCAGCATCAGCACCATCGGGCGACCCTGCCGTCGAGACTCAGCAGACTGGCCAAGCGCCCGCGGATCGTGTGGAAAATCCCCTCTCGAGGCCGAGAGATTACAGCGTATCGACGACCTCATACCCGCTCGGCGTGATGTTCGACCGCTCTGGCACGCTGATCCGCAACTCAGCCAAAGATCCATTTCTGCCCGTGCCTGAGATCGTCAAGGGCGGCGCATCGATAACCGTAGGCCTCAACTCCGTAAACTCTCCATCAGCAGCGTGGATCGGTGCTATCGGCTCGGTCAATGCAAGCTCCTACACGGTCGGTCCGTATGTAATCGGCACAGCACTTGCCAAGCTCAATAGTGTTAGTGCCAATCTGGTGTACGAGAATAACGTCAGCTA